TGTGCGACGGAGTGTTGTCCTTGTTGTGCGGGGTGTGGGATGCAAACCAAGGAGAAAGATTTAACATCATGTCAGCATTGCGAAAGGGAAGAGCGGTGTGTGGAATGTCGGAAGTCTTGTGAGTGCCAGGGCTGACGAGGAGAGGAATGGCAATTTCAATTTACGCTCCAGGGCGAGGCGAGTGTTTTGTGGGTGAGATTATGGGACCAGACTGAGTGACTTATAGGGTTGAAGTGGAACTCTCTTTCCTTCCCTCTAGTGCCCCTGGGGTATCGGACCACTCCGGGGGCACACCTATTATCGGGCACAAAAAAAACTTGGCAAGTGACTGGACAATCGAATCGGCGTATCGTATGCTTGGGTGTTGGGGTTGCAGCGTGCGGCCCTGGAATGAATCACGTGAGGGAGGGTAGGACAATGGCGAAAGAGAAGATGGATTTCGGACCAGACAATTGTGAGATCGGGTTCGAGGATAGCGGAGCGGTGATTATCCGATTTGATCCGAATGCAGACTTGGGGGATTCCGTCACCAAAAAGTCTCGGATCGTGGCGACAACACGCGGGAATAAGGCGTTTGGCATCCCGGGCACAAGCCGACAAGTCCATGTCGGGCTTAAGGTGTTCTGCCCGAAGCCGAAATCGGAGCGACCGAAGCCGGACGGATCGTAGGGGTACGTTGTGGGACTGGGGGGGATTCGTCCCCCCTTATCCTGCTGTTGGGAGGGTGGAGCGGTGAAAGCAGGACCGTGTAAGATTCCAAGGCTAGGACAGCTACGAATATCTGCGGCTGGGGAAATACCAGCCTTAGTACATACCTTGTTGAACGGTAGAATGGTGGACATTCCAGAGGTGGAGCGGAGACTAGCCTATATCAAACAGGTATTCGACGCTTGTGAATCCCCCGTCCCCTATCTGCCGGATGGAATGTCCCTTATGATGTGGGGGGACATACTCGACAATCTAGTTGAACAATTCGGCGACGAGCACTTGTGTCCGGTTTGTCGGCACTTGCTGGACGTCCCGAATTGGCAGCATGGGGAGACCGTATGCCTGAGGGACGGGTGCGGTTACCGTGTGAAGGGGGAAGGGGGGAGTAGTGGATTCGACATTGATAGTGCTGGGGATTAGTGGGCTTCTGTTTGTTCTCAGTGTCGTTGTGTGGGATATCCGCCGTGAGAAGGGGAGAAAAGTCTCGACGCGGCGTGAACGGTGGGAGAAGAGACATCGGGCATACTTCGATCGGGTTGCCGATCACATATCGGACGACGAGGACCAGTGGTGTTCTCGGACGGACGATGAGGGGAGGTTCCTATAATGTTAGACCTAGAGGTTGCAGGATCAGCGATTCGGAGTACGTTATGGGACGTGGTGATTGTGGTGTTGGTGGTGGGAATGGTAGTGGTCACAATCGTCGGGTGTTCATGGAGCGTGCGGAAGTATTGCCAATGGGTGCTGGACCGGGAAATCATCCGCCGGCGGTTGACCGAGCCGGGTAGGGGTACGGCATACTCAGTGGGCTGCACGTGCTATCGGTGTGGGGAGAGTCTCCCCTGGGCGGAACACGCGGGAGCGATGCTCCGGTGTGAGGCTTGTCGGGAATGGGCTGCCCGGTGTGCGCCGTGTGACGCGGCTCTGAGGGAGATTGACGGTGAGTGAGACTTATAAAGGGTGTCCCACGTGTGATAGCCGTGGGTGTGTCGAGTCGGATGAGGGACATATAGTGGTGTGTCGGGCGTGTCGCGGTACGGGCCGGGTGGTCGTCGATGAACCGCTCCACGAGATCATGCCGGGATGTGGGGTGGTCAAGGCGTCGGAGGTAGACGGTGGGGCGTTGACGCCGGCGGAGTGTGAAGCAAAGATGCGAGATGACCGCGACCGAGCGATGCGGATCGGCCTAGGATTCGAGGTTGCGGAACCTAGCAAGCCGCGACCGACCGAACCGACCGAATCAGAGCGTGACCGGAGACTTACGAAAGCATATCGGGATAGGTATCGACCGGAGCCGGAGACTAATGCTCCTAGACTGGTATTCGATGTAGACAGGAAACTTACGCAAGAAGATGTAGATATACTTGTCCGGGGGTACAAGGACTGGGAGTATCGGCGGGCTTACGGTGGTCATATGGAGTCGAAGATGCAACAGTATCGGGCTCCGACCGAGAAGCAATTGAACGAGTACTTCCATCGACTTTATGGGTGAGATTGTGGGGGGAGGGACAGTATGGCGACGGTGATTAAACAGCGGGTGATTCGGGAGACACACGGGACGGTGTTCTCGCAGGGCGAGGATCGAGCCGTGATAGTGTCGATTGAACCGCCGAACGTCCTAGGGTTCCGGCTCAAGGGGACGCGGCAGACGTACTATCTAACGGCGGACGGGTTGTTCTTGCAGGCGTTGCGGGTGTACGTGGACGCCGAGAAGCGTGAGCGTGCCAAGGCACGGGAGGCACGGAAGGGAGGATAATCATGGACTTGTTGGAATTGATCGGCCAGTATCAAACTATTCTCAAGGAACGTGGACGGCGAGCAGCTCGGGGGCTTCTCGTTAGTCTTGGTGTTCATTCCGAGACACAACAAGCTATTGTGTCTTGCTTTGACGATGACGGCAAGAGGCTAGGGACGGGATGGAAGGTAGGGTAGGATGGACCTGTTAGAGCTGATCTCAGAGTATTGGATTATCCTGCGGGAACGGGGGCGGGAACCAGCGGAACTGTCCCTCATTGAACACGGTGTCCATAGCAGAATACGGACAGCTATCATGGCGTGCTTCGATGATGACGGCAAGCGGCTGGGGACCGGATACCACTGGAAGAGTAGGCAGCATATGGAGAGGGGTAAGTGTGGGAAGTGCGAGGGTAGCGGTCGCGGGCCACGTCTCGGGGGTGGACACTACTCACATTGTAGAGCGTGTAGAGGTTCCGGCTTAACAAGAGCGGTTACTGATAAGAGGTAAGGTCCGATAGGGTCGAAGGTTATGGGGGACGTATCATGCGAACGGTTTGGTTGGTGTTCAATAATGATGGACAGTATTCGGTTGTAGCTAAGGTTTGTAGGTCGGAAGAAACAGCGGATCAGTGGATAGCGGTGGAGCTAGACGCCGACGAATCACAAACCTTCCGCAGCGAGGAATGGGAAGTGTGGGAGTAGGGCTGGTTGTAAGGTCCGATAGAGCAGCGAGTTATGGGCGGGTTGGTTCTTATTGAGAATGAGTCTCAGTATCAATTAGCCCGGTTGGTTTGTCAACGTAAGCACGTCAGTCTCCCTTTACTGCCATAATGGCAGTCTCCAAGCTATCGGACCTGCCAAAATGGCAGTCACCGTCCTAACCACGACCGATAGGCCCCCTTCGCGGTGCCAACACGCCCGATAACCGCCCAGGATCACGTCCAAACGCACATCTTATCGCTCCAGCCGGCAGCACCATATCCTACGTCCGATACAACCTGGTCTTGTGGGTGAGATCGCGTGTCACTACCGGACGTGGGCAGGTGGGCAACCACACTGGGAGAGCGAGCAGGCCCGATAACAGGCCCCCCGGTCGGCCCCTGGCGAATCGCGGGGGGGAGACGAATAGAACCTCCCGTTTTCACGAAACTTTCCACGAAAAGGGCCTTGACACCCCCTCTCTTACCTGCTATAATGGGCAGACTGGAACCTCTTTTGGAGTTACCGACAGATGGACTACACTGCGATCGTGAAAGAACTCATGTTGGTCTTAGCCTCCCTCGGGATGGGTGTCTCTTCCTGCGGTTGCTTCATCCCCCTCACCGGGGCCGGCGAAGTTGCCATCGGGATGAGGAACACCAATGAGGTCTACATCCGATCCACGGTTGATGGGGACAAGATGGGCAAGACCTCCCAGGCCGGCGTGCAGTTGAACCCCAAAGTCTGGGAGTGGATCAACAAGGACAAGCCCGATGAGCCCACGAGCGAAGACAGCTCTGGCGACCCTGATGGGGACGGCCCTAGCGGCCCTGACTCTGACAGCGGGTAGTGGGGCCGGCTGCGTTGCGGCCCGACTGGCATCCCCCGACATTGACGCCCAGGGTACAGCCACACTTACCACCCGGGACATCGGAGGCGGCGGTGACTCCATCGCTCTCTGGCTCGCCATCCTCGCACTCGGAGGATCACCTCTCCTGGGGTCCCTCCTGTACCAGTTCGGATTCCGCAAGATTCGTGTCTGGCGAGAGAACGGTAACAAGTACCTCAAGATTGTGAATGGAGGAAGAGTACTATGTGTAAGCCCCCGAGGCGAAGATGGGACCTGCTCGATACAATCGTTGTCCTCATTGGACCTGCGGCGATCGTCCTCTTCCTCAGCCTCGGATGCACCCTCCGTGTCGAAGGATTCCACCGGCCCGAGGCCGAACTCCGAATCATCGTCCGGGAAGAGTGTGTCAACGCCATCCTCGCCTACCAACAGTACCTTGAACGACAACGAGAAACCGACAGGGCTGGCCCTATGAAGCCCGTCTCTTAGGAGATACCGATGCCACAGAACTCAGCATTTGGAAGCCGTTTAAGAGGACTAATACGCCACCGGCCAGAACCAGGACAGCAATCCAAAGCGAAGGCCGCAGCGGCAGGCCAGGAGCAACCAGGAATGATGCCCGGCGGAGTTGGGGACCCCACGAAGGGTGGAGGCCTACTGTCCACCCTCTCGACTGCATTCGCCCAGGGCTTGATGAAGAAGAAGAAGAAGGGTCAGACCGCAACTGGTGTGTCCCAGGACCTCACGCAAGCGGCCATGAACCCCCAGAAAACACCGGGTGGGACCCTCTAATCTCACCCACAGAGGAGGAACGAAGATGACGACCGAAGAGAGAGTATTGCTTGTGGTTAATGTAGCCCGAGTATGTCACGAGGCCAACCGAGCCTACTGCAAGACTTTGGGGGATACATCCCAGTCTTCCTGGGAGAATGCTCCCCAGTGGCAGAAAGACTCAGCGATGGATGGGGTACAGTTCCATCTCGACAACCCTGATGCGGATGATGCTGCGAGCCACGAGAACTGGTTAATGGACAAGAGGTCCTGTGGTTGGGTGTATGGCCCCACAAAGGATGCTGAGAACAAGACGCATCCGTGTATGATGAAATTCCAGGACTTACCAGAGACTCAACAACTCAAGGACCGATTGTTCAGGAGCATCTGTAGAGCTTTGTCGTAAACCTCACCCACGAAAAGGAGTACATCGTATGATTGGACTAGCAACAGGATTTGGAGCAATGGCGGCTGGTGGTGGTGGAGCTATGAGCCCAGCCCTCATTGGGTCCCTGGCGGGTAGTGCGATCGGTGCCGGCGGTGGGCTCCTGGAGTCCCGCGAGCAGAAGAAGCGGGAGAAGGAGGCCAAGAAGGAACGCCGCAGCCAGAAGCGGATGGCCGCAATCCAGGGAGTCACAGGTACGATCAAGGAGAGTCAGGCCATGCGGCAGCGTGCCCTTGTCGCTCTCGGGCAGGCCCACATGGACTACGCCTCCATGTTCTAGGAGACAGTATCGTGGCAGCAACCGTTAAGTTCAAGAGACCCCCGAAGCGTAGGACCATCTCGCAGGTGGCGGCGGACAGGCGGGTGGCCCCAAAGGCGAAGGCCGGCCCCGCGGGACCCACGGAACTCCCGCGGCTACCCCGAATGAAGGCCCGCCCCAAGAGGGCTCGTCCGGAGCGTCCCACCGAGCGGATGAAGAAGAAGGACACAGCAGGGAAGGACCTCCGAGGGGAGGCTCTCTCGGCTGTCGCACAGGCAGCCCTCGCCATGCCGTCGAAGTCCCGGACTGGGAAGGTTATCAAGGGAGCCCTCACTGGAGCTGCGATTGGTGGACAACTCGGCCTCGCCTTCGAGAAGTGGGGGGGCTCTCGGAAAGCCAAGAAGGCCAAGGGCGGCGGACGTGCCAAACTGTCACAGGAGGCCGTCTCGAAACCCCACGCGAAACCATCCAAGAAAAGGGAGGAGACCGTATGATCCCTCCGTACCGGACGATGTTCAAGCTGCCGGCTCTCCGCAAGGTTCATGGCTTCAAATCCATCGTACCCTTCCCCCTACCCATCCGGGATAGTGTCTTCTGTGTCAAGTGCGATACAGCCTTCCCTCTCTCGGACCTTCTAGGGAGAGAGCTGGAGGAGAGCCAGTGTCCGTCTTGTAAGACTACCGCCGAGGAGTTCTGGAAGGACAAACCGAGCCTTCCAATCCCGGAGTACAACTGATGCCAGAGAAACAGGACAACACAGCCCGCATGAATGAGGAGCTGAGGCGACAGAGGAACCAGGCTCGCCAGAAGATGGGGAAGCTCCCCGAGTCCGGAGGGTTTGACTGGAAGAGTCTCTCGCAGGAGAAACGGGTTGACGTCGACCGCCGGCGTAAGACGTACCGGAAGGTCATCGCCCGGGTGGACAAACTCCTGGGATCGGACCAGAAGACCCCGGCCAAGGCTCCCGCAGCGAAGCCGAAGCCGAAGGAGGGAACTCCGGGGGAGAAGCTCATTGGGAAGCATGTTCAGAAGGCCGCGGGCCTCAAGCCCCTGATAAAGACCCTCCAGACGGCAGCAGAACAAGGACTCAAGAAGAAACAGAACAGCAACCAGAACTAGGTTTTGTGGGTGAGATTGAGTGCCAGTGTATGTGGATAGTTTGACGCCCTGTCAGCGAAACTCCAGATGGCGGGGATGCCGGGCATGTCATTTGCTGGCTGATTCCTTGTCGGAACTTCACGAGTTTGCAAGAAAGATAGGGTTAAGATCATCGTGGTTTCAGAATCATCCACGTCTGCCTCACTATGACCTCACCTCAGGCAAGCGTCTTCAAGCGATCCGAACTGGTGCTGTACCAATTACCAGGAAGGAAGTTGTAGCACGAATGAGGGAATTGAAACATGCCGTTGCGTGAGGGTCACTCACAGGAGACTATAACATCGAACATTCAAGAGACGTTGGAGAGTTCGACGTTCGCCGCGGGGAAGCCCCGGAAGAAGAAAAGGAAGATGGCGATCGCGGCAGCCCTCAGCTCGGCCAGGAAGTCAAGAAGGAAATCGGGACTGAGCACGGAAGCCCTCCGGAAGAAGAAGGGAAATGGGTAAGCTGGATTGCTGAGATTCCGGGATTTGATGGTAGACGGCACATCGAATTTGGCATAGAATACCGCGAGGGAGGAGTTTAAGTGGTAAGATGGGTAGTTTGGTTTTAGTGGACCCCCCGGGGGAGACATACCCCCCCTCCGTTGTCCGAATCCGGACGGGGGCTCTCTTGAATGTAAGACCATTGGAGGTGGAGTAGCATGTCAAAACCTAAAGGCTCTCTGAAACGTAAGCCCCAAGACAGTGTGAAGGCTCTGCAACGGTGGCTGGCTGAGGAGAAGGAGAGGCTAGTCAAGGAGAAGGGGTGCCCTATGTGCGATGGTGTACCGCTGCCGCCGGTGGGGGACCTGAAGGACCCAGAGATACGGAAGGGCCTCGATGACTACTGGGACACCTGGACACAGCCGGTCGCGGCGGTCGAGGCTCGCTTCAATCCATGTGGTTTCCAGTTCGTACACATGAACCGGGGGGAGGATGACTTCCAGGTGAGTGATGGACCCAGGAGGAAGGGGATGACCCTAGAGAGACTCCAGCGTGAGGTGAACAAGTGTACTCTCATGTGCAAGAAGTGTGCGGGGAATGTCAGAAGAAAGAGTCAACATTGGCAGTTGAGTGGAGCTGAACCTCTGGAGTACAAGGAACCCAAGGAGAAGGTACCAGAGGGTGCGATCCCATACGAAGATGGGCCGGAGAAAATCTCACCCACAAAACTGTCGTGTCCGAAATGCGGACATCTGTGGAATTGGCATAACTAAAAAAAATAAATATGTACTGTATGGCCTCGGAGGGGGGGAGTCTCTGGGGCTGGGTGTCCACTAACTTTTTTGTGTTACTTAAACTGGAGAGATCAAGATATGGGGGTTGGCTCGGTGAAAAGTAAACCGACACTGATGCGGCGGCAGCCCCGGCGGGTGAAGGTCGCTCCGTCGTCGGTCTACGTGAGCTTGGAGGAGCTGATGGATGCCTTCGGGATTGCCGAGAAACACGTCAGGAGCCTTCTAAGCATTTTGGGGGTACCACTGGTCCATTTCCCTGGGGGAGACGCCAGGTACGTCCTCCTGTACGCTCTGGACACCTCTCTGTTCAACCTGGGGCTCCCGAAGATCATCAAGGAGAGCCCTGATCTGGCTCGGGTACACCACGAGCTGGCGGGGGTCCTGTATGGGACTCTGACGAAGGAAATGATCCGGGAGCGGGTATTGGCTCTCGGGAAAGTCTTGACATCCCACGCCAAAGATGGTAAGATGGGCCGCCGCAAGAGACGAGTAGCAGTAGATTCTGCAAAGAGGAGGTTTGACCGATGAGTGATCTGACAACTGTAATTCTGGAAGAGGTGGGAGCAGAGAGGGAGGACCAAGTCGCTCGTGGATTTGGTCCTGCTCACGACGAGGAGCATACCCACAACGACTGGGTAGCGTATATCTGTGCCTACGCAGGGCGTGGAGTGAATCGCCACTATGATGAGGGGTCCCACAGATTCCGGAAGCAGATGGTAAAAGTGGCTGCTTTGGCAGTGGCTGCTATCGAGATGGTGGACGTGGGTGAGTTGAGGAGCTGATGGCTGAGGGTGACACTGAGATTCTGGTCCGGGGACAGGGGGGATACTCCGGCCTGCTGGGGTTCTATGTTCCGGACTCCGTAGCTGATGCTCTAAAGGAGACCAACTGGGACCTCCGGGAGATGATAGACATCCTGGCGGACATTGCCAGGGACACTGTGGCCGCCCCGAGGGACCGGATGGCGGCCATGAAGATGATGGACGAGAAGGCCCGTCAGGCCCTCGTTCTCTCCGGGGCTATCCGGAAGATCACAACGGAGGCCCTCCGGAAGGATGATGTTGGTACACAGAAGGTGACTGCCGAGAGCCTTCGCATCATCGAGGAGGGGGCAGCTCGGACGCTCGGGACCCTGGAGCTACTGGCAGCCGGGGCTGAGCGGCTGGAGATAATTGACGTTGAACCAGAGGAGGTAACGCAGGATGACACCAGAACAGGAAGCGATGTTCCAGCTCCAGGCCGACCCCGGCTACCAGCCTCCGATACCGGGGCAGGGAGGAGTTCAGATTCCGGCGGACGCACCGATGGTCGAGGACGGGGTGGAGACCGCAGTTCAGAGCGGGTTGGGGATGGCGTGGCAACACATGGCCAAGAACGGGCCGGTCAGGCCGGTGACGAGCCGGCGACCGAGCACGATAACCAAGGGACAATTAGAAGAACAGAAAGTGAGAGAGAACATGGGACTTCCGAGCAACGAGACGGACGCGGCCCGAGTGGTCGCCCTGGAACAGAAGGTGGATCAGATGATGGGAATGATGGAGAGTATTCTCCAGGCGAAGGGGCCAGCGATCCCTCTAGCCGGGAACGAGCCGTTGCCCCCCATCCTCCCCGTCGAGTCACTCCCTACACCCCCGGTGAGGACAGACGCCGTGCCGCCCGGGCAGCTTCGGTACCACTCCCCTCCGGTGAGGACGAGTTCCCCGACATCGGAACAGGCCGTCCCCCCGACGGCTCAGGTTAGTCACCCGGTAGGCCCAGTAGAGCGGCCTCGGGAACCGGAATATGCAGTACCGGCCCCAGTGGAGACAATGGGTGAGTTGGCCCAGAGACGCCGGGGTGAAAAGGGGCAGCCAGTGGAGCCCTTGCGGGAGGAGCCGGAGGAGCAGCCGACTACCGAGGAGTTGACGGAGCCCGTGATGCTTCAGGAGCCGGTGCCGGACCCACTGCTGGAGAAGACGCAAATTCTGACGGAGAAGGTTTTTAAGTGGCTGGAGACGAAGGACCCCCATCGGTACTGGAAGTCGTATACGGGGGGCTTGAACAAGAACCTCGCGTTCAACACATGGCCCCCGGCAATGCAGGCTCGCTTCAAGGAGCGGTTTGACCAGCTCCTCAAGGACTCCTCGTTTGTGTCAACGATCTGTCAGCACATGGTACAGTTCGAGAATGGGCACATGCTCGGTGAGGGTGTGGCTGCCGGCTTCGTCGTGGTGATCGCTGGGATGCTCGCCTTCACGGCAGTGGGGACCTAAATGGCGGTAGTCTTCCCAAAAGCTGGGAACGCATTTTGGCCTTTGCCTCCTGACTACCCAGAGTTGGACGCGGAGGGCCAGAAGGCGGCCCGTGTGAATGCCGTTAGGCTCCGGGGGAGACCGGACCTGGAGGTGGCGTCCTGGGCTTTCTTTCGGGACTACTACTTGCTCCCCCGCCCCAAAGGGGAATTCTACAAGCATGGTCGGGTCCGAAGTCCCGACATGCACTACGGTTGGATTTACTTCTGGGAGAAGCACCAGCTATCGGTGACGGCAGCCCCCCGAGCTGCCGCGAAGTCTACCCTCATCAAGGAGAACATCCTTCGGAAGATCGTGAGCCGTCCATACTGGGAGACCGTACTGTTCCTAGCGAAGATGGACTTTCTGACTCCGACGTTCGATGACCTGATGATCCAGATAGAACACAATGAGGCGATCGTGAACGACTTTGGGGTCCTGAAGCCCAAGTCCCGTGAGGGTATCTGGAACCACCACCAGATCAAGCTGCGGAACGGAGCCATGCTGACGGGGATGCCTCTCATGGGGGCAGCCCTTGGGAAGAGGCCCCACGAGATTTACTTCGACGATGTAGAAAAGTCTGAGGACATGGTGGTCTCTCCCAGTGAGTTGATCGCCCAGTTCCAGTCCTTCTTCTTCAACGTCGTGTACCCTATGGCGGACAACTTTGAGGTCGCCATCCGGGTCGTTGGGACCCTCCTCTCCCGGAGGACTTTCATTCACTGGCTCCACACCACGGAGGACCCTCGGATTGACGACTGGCGACGACTGTTCCATGCTGTAGTCTACGTGGACAAAGAGGGTAAGGAGCAGGATGAGTGGCCCGAGAAGATGGGCCGGGAGTGGCAGGCAGTACAGAAACGCCGGATGGGCCAGGCAGCGTTCGCGGCCCAGTACATGAACGACCCAGGGACGGAGGCCGAGCGTGTCCTTCAGATTCACCCGGAGCTGAACACCTACTGGGTGGAGGACGAGGATGATGCCCTAGTGAATGATCCCCTGAACTCCAAGGCCCTGATGGTCTCCCACCAGCTCGCGGGGTGGGATGACTCCTTGAAGGACCGGGATGCGGCTCCTATTCCAGCTTCGATCGTGAGGCCCTTTGGGGAGACTGTCCAGAAGATGCGGCGGTTTATCGTCGTCGATTGGGCAAAGACGATCTCGGAGTCCTCAGACTTCTCCTGCATCCACGTGATGGGTATTGAGAACTCCAAGGACTACCGTGACACGCTGTGGTCCCTGGACCTGTGGTTGGGGAAGAAGCCTACGGAGGAGGTGATCCGACGGGCCTACCTTATGGCTCTGAAGTGGAGTGTACCCCTCGTCGCGGTCGAGGCCTACCCCGTCCAGATGGAGTTCGCTGAGCGGTTGAAATATGACCTGCCCTCCATGTACGGTGAGGGGGAGGTCCCTTGTCGGGTCCTCCACGTCAAGTTCCCAGCGAGGTACAGCAAGGCTGACAAGATCACCGGCCTCCACTGGAGGTTCCGGCAGTTCCGCTTGAAGCTACCCTCGCACCTCCGTCGCCTACCCGGGTATCGGGAGCTGTGGTACCAGATTGAGAACTTTACAGAGGACCTGGCCCTACTGCGGCATGACGACGCGATTGACACACTGGCTACTCACCTAGCGATCGGGAAGCCCTCGGCCCCCTCGGGACCGGACGAACACATAGTCCGGGATGCCATCACGAAACTCCGGGACGGCGAGTATGTAGACCCGGACAGTGGTATCTCAACGATGAGTGGGATCAACGCCTCAGAGATTCCGAACGACGTGTTGGAGGATATGTTCCAGAAACGCTGGGAGCATCTCCAGGAAGTAGAACAACTAGACTGGTGTAACTACCAGTAGGAGGAGTGGGATGGCCAAAAGACGGGCAAAGTGTGTGTTCTGTGGCTGCCGTGACTTGCGAACGTGGAGGTTCTGCTCCTCCTGCGGAAGACAATACCAGTGGAAGCGACCAGAGCAGTTCGAGAGGATGATCGCCGATGGGTGGAAGCAGGTAGCAGCTCTGTTCCTCCTAGCGATCGTCTTGGTGGCGATCATTACTTAGGAGGAGTACGATGGGACAAATGAAAAGGTTTGCTATGACCCTGGAGGATGGACAACAGGAGATTCGGGGTCAACTCGTACAGTTGGCGGAGAAGATAGTAGTTGTGGGTGAGATGGTGGAGAGAGTCTGGCAGGTTGTGCAACGGCTCCAGACGAATGAGGAGACGAACCGAGCCCTGGTGGACCGACTGATCGAGATGTCGATGGTACAGAAGGGGGAGGTGGACGCGGCGAACATCCACCGACGGACAGCGACCCCTCGGGTGGAATCTCACCCACAAGAAGAAGATTGGAATCCGAGTCCTCTGGACGAAGAGTGGCCTCCGGACGGCTGTGACTCGGCTGACCTGAAAGGATAGGACTATGCGACTGGCACTCCCTACGAAGGAGAAAGAACTGGTGGACGCACTGGACCGGGAGTTGATGCCCGCCGAGACTGAGATGAATATGAATCTCGTGGGGTGGAAGATCATCGACGCCTACCTGGCGGGGGTGCGGAAGTTCCACGTCATGGATCGGTGGGCCGGGAACGTGTCGATCGCTTGGGAGAACGCGAAGGGGAACTTGGACCTGCGGTATGAGGAGGTCACGCGGTTGTATATGACAGAGGCCGGGCGGTACATGAAGATGGACATATCGCCGGTCGCCAGGAAGAAGGGGGAGTCTCTGGACTCTCTACGGAAGGCCGCGATTGCGAACGCAGTTCTCGGGTCCCTCGCTGCGAAGATACCTCAGAACCTCCTGAAGAGGCGGCTCCTGATTCCATTCCTGAAGTATGGAACGGTCGGCGTGGGTCACTATGAGACGGGGAACCAGAGTAGGCCGGACCTGGTGGAGATAGTTCCAGCCCGTCAGCTCCGAGGCTTCCCTGCTTGGGTGGATGGGACAGAGAATCTGTGTGCGGTGGCCCGGGTACGGTGGGTGCCAATGGAGTGGCTCGTGGCCGGCTTGAAGGCGGTCTACGACTACACTCTGAAGGCGGACCCCTGGAAGGTCCTGAGAGCACGGGACGTGCAGTGGGGGACGATACCCCCGGGGCAGAGTAGCTACGACCGGCAGGGATTCTCGCCGGGGTCGGTCGTGAGCGTCACGCGGCAGGACCTCCTGGGAACTCAGATCAGTGACCCCGAGGGGACAGCGTGGAAGTCTAAGAAGGACGGACGCCCCTTCGTACAGTTGGAAGAAATCTATGTGTACGACGACTCCCAACAGTTCGTCTCACGGGGCATCGTGAAGTGTGGGGACCTCATCATCGTAGATGAAGACCTGGAGAAGAAGAACCTGGAGGTGTTGTGCCCGCTGCACATAGCTCGGCACTCGGACGTGGGGAAGATGTTTGCACGGGGGTTTGTGTCTCCCCTGATTCCGTTCAACGACCAGGTGGAGAAGATGTTTGCGTCCCTCTTCAAGAACATCCAGGAGATGGACATGTTCGGGACGCTGTTCGTGCCTGGAGCCTCCGGGATCGACCTGAAGAGGTGGCGGACAGGTCCTCGTCCTAAGATCGAGAAGTTCGAGCCGGACCCCATGAACCCCGCCGGGGCTCCATTCACCCTGACGCCTCACAACACTGGGACGATGCCAGCGAAAGTGGCAGAGTTAGCTACCAACGTGATGCAGAAGTTGGCGAACCAAGGACCCTACTTTTCAGGAGAGACAAGTGGACGAGTCGATTCGGCTGCGGGACTGGGCTTCCTATTCAATACTGGTAACATTGCACTGGGGTTGCCTACTCATGGGTTGGCTGATGCACTATCTGGAGTGTATGCTAGAATGTTGCAGACGGCCAAGGACCGCCTCGGACCGGGTGATACCATTGAGTTGGCTACGGTTGACGATGCTGTTGCGGGGGTCGTCATTGATCCTACCACGGGCCTCATGGAGTTGTCTCGGAATCCGATCCCGGATGCTTGGGCAGTTGAGGTTAATATTCGGGACCGCACTCCCCGCGACCGCCAAATTCGCAAACAGGAACTACTGGAACTCTATGGGGCTCAGTTGGTCACGCCCACTCGCTTCTGGATTGCAGCTTTGGAGGAAAACCTGGACTTCCCCGGAGCTGACAAAGCAGTATGGGAAACGTGGCGGAAGGCAACCTGGCAGATCATCATGCTGTTCCGTGATGGACAGACGCCTGGTCCACTCGTGCTCGGGGAGCATACCCAGAACCCCGACATCCAACTGATGGCGGTCCAGCAGTTTATGAACAAGATTGAGTTCTCCCTCGCCTCCGAGCGGGTGAGACAGGAGTTCGAGAGGTGGAAAGAGAGCTTGGAGATTCTCGCCGGCCAGTCGTTCCCGGTTGGTCTGGGGAGTCCCGAGGAGGTCGCAGCCCAGATGGCTGCTGGTGGTGAACAACGTCCGGGTGTCCCGGCAGTCGGTATCCCCCCAGGTACGGCTCCCGGCCCCGGCATAGGCATGATGTAGGAGGAGCGTGATGGATGCCGAGAAGACGGTGTGCCTGTGTGGAGTTATCCGCACAGAGGGACGTAAGTTGACCACAAAGGTAGACTTCGCCCTTGTGGTTCCAGAGCGTAGGTTGTTGGCTTCGGTATCGCTGGCGAGTTGGAACAGGTTAAGTCCTGAAGAGAGAAACAAGAGAACGGAGGACCTTTGTTCCCGGATAGACGAAAGTGTAGAGAAAGCTGTCTTACAAGCCATCAAGGAATGGCAGGAGGAAAAACATGCTAGATAACAATGTGCAGAACGTGAACCCGAACCCGAGCCCGGATGGTGGGTTGTCACAGGTGCCGATTCCGACGGATGCAGGGGACAATACTCCCGTGATCCAGGTGCCGGCAGGAGCGGTGCCACCGCAGATAGCGAACGCACCACACCCGGACATGGAGACGATCATTGTAAATGGGAAGGCGATCCAGATCACCCCCGAGCAGAGGACTGCTCTCGCTCAGAAGGGGGCAGCGGCGGACGAGAAGTTCCAAGATGCGGCGACCCAGCGGAAAGAGGCGGAGTCGGCGATCCAGCTCAAGGACGACTTCGAGATTCTCAAGGAGACCGGCGACATCAATGCGTTCCGTCGCATCGGTGCTCAGATGGGTCTCCCCGGAGATCAGGTGGAAGAAGCTGCTCGGATCGTGTACGAAGGTGTGAACCCGGACGGTGACCCCGACGATGAGAATCGCCACTGGGACAAGCAGGAAGCCCGTGGTCGCGGTGCCGGCACCCCGGTGGACGCTGAGAAGCTCCTGTCCCAAATTAAAGCAGAGGTGGAAGGTCATCAGGTGGGGTACGATAACCTGTCGGACGATGTGAAAACGGCCCTCCTCCACGTCGAGGAGAAAAGAATCCACGAAATTGTTGAGAAAGCCCTTGACACGGATGAAGTAATCCGGTATTATATGAATAGCTACGAAGATCGTGGTAAGGAGGCCATCCGAACGATGGTCGATGAGAAGATCCGAGGGCGATTGGACGATTCCGATGGCCAGTTCGGTGACGGGGCTCGAATCCTCCGTGAGGTGATCCCGGAAGTCCGGACTCACCTGGAGGCAATCGGTACCCCGAGTCGCACCACACCCCAAATGGGGCTGGGGCCTGCACCGGGCGGTACTGGAAACCAAGTCTACCCAACGAAGCCACCCGATCACGTGCCTTCAACGGAGACTGGTTTCGAGGACCACATAACGCAGACCTTAGCTCACAACTTAGGCAAAGGTCAGTAGTCGATTCGACGTTGTGATCCCCGAACCGTGGACAAGATCGAGGTCCTAGTTTCTCGATCGTGCCTGTGGGTGAGTTGAGAGGAAATCTCACCCACAAAACGGGGATTTCAACATGACTACGATTAGTGATGCTGTTCAGCTTACCCTAGAGGAGAAGATCGTCCCAACGATCTTTGAGAGCCTCTGGGCGATGGACCCCATCTATCCTATGATCGCTCGGTCTAGCACGAACGTCGTGCGGAACCGAGGCATCGGGAGAGGGTGGAACGTCCTCAAGACCTGGGTTGCGGGTGTCGCTGGTGGAGCGAAGTTCACGAGTCCGGTGGGCGGAAACGTCGTGTCCGGAACTCACAACTTCACCATGTACGATACGCCGCAGAGCTTCCAGGCCATCGACGAGGTTACGGCTCCTGCCTTCATTCAGACGACCCTCCAGCTCATCGAGCACCGGGGGAACTTCTATCTGCCCCACCAGATTCTCAGGGCGGACCGTCTGACGGCCTCCATTGGTTCGGTCGTGGCTCAGAACTTGAAGGGTGTAGGCGACCTCCTGGCTCAACAGGAGGCGGCACTGTTCTACAGCACGGACACCACGACCTACGCACTGGCCTGCCTGGGAACCACTGCGAGTACGATGTCTAATAAGGCAGCGGATACGGCTGCGATCGTCGTGGACCTGAGTGAGACACTTGCAACCGGCAGAGTGCATAGGTTCCGTCAGGGTATGATGGTGGACCTGTACGACTCCACTGGTGCGACAAAGCGTAACGCCAACTTCTACCTGGTAGTGGACAACGTGGCTCCCCTGGACCAGACGATCACGCTGCGGCGTGTTGATGGTGACGACTTCCAAGTTGAGACGGTTCTGGGTGGTGGGATCACCTACGCGGGTGCTGGTGGTGACCTTGACGTGATCGTCATCAAGGACTCGGTGAAGGTGGCCCCGAACTCCCTAGAGTCGTGGATCGCGGGTGCAGCCGGGAGCTTCTTTGGGATTTCCATCGCGGATCACGGACAGTTCCAGAGTTACGTTCCGACTGCTCTGGGTGCGGCTCTCACGGAAAGTGCTCTGAACAGGCACTTTGCCATGTACTACGAGTCGTTCCCGGGGAAGAAGATCGACGCGGCCATCACGACTATGGGTGTGCTGATTGGGTTCATCGACAACCTGGACAGCTACAACGCAGCCGTGGCGGATCAGCCGGGTCGGTTCCGGTATGATCGGAACGGACGGCCTATGGAGATCGAAGCCGGCTGGGAAGGATTCCGGTACCGCTTCGCGTCGAGGCCCTGTGAGATTTACACCTCGACCTACTGTGCCAGCGGGACGTTCTACGCTGGGAAGATAAAGAATGGTGGGATCACACGGTACGTTCCCCCCAGTCTTCCCGGAGCGAAGGTGGACTCCCGGTTCGGTACTGAGGTTGAGTTCGTTGCGACGTTGGGTGGCTCTGGTGGTTACCAGGGCATCTTCAAGCACGCTCACAGTGCTACTGGAGCGACGACGGACTTCATCGAGGCTCCGTTCGTCCGGCAGTGGAACTGTATGCCGACTCAGCCGAACTTCATGAAGCTGACAGGCATCTCCGAGGTGCTAGGCTAAAAAACTCCTCCTCCGGTGGGTCCTGGGTGACTCCCATGACCCGGGACCCACCAACCCTTTTTGTGGGTGAGATTGAGGAGGGGTTTGGGAGGAGAGATATGAGTGTGACAGTCCTGAACCCTCAGCGGCACTTGGTGAGGGAGACGCCAGCCGCACAGTTCTTCCGGCGAAGGCTCCACGACCCCGACATGATGACGTTCTGGAATCAGTCTACGGGGCAGTGGATTCTCGCGTACTGGCTCCACAAGACTCTACGGATCGTGGATGAGATCGAAGACCTGGGGGCTCGGTTCGAGAATATGACCCAGGGGTTCATCGAGATGATCGTGGGGTGCTACGGGCCGGTGGACCTGAAGAAGACGAAGAGGCGACTTCTGGAGAAGAATCGGTCCAGCATCCGAAAGCAGACTGAGGACATCCTGGATCAGCAGGAGAAGTGGGACTGGTTGAAGAAGAAGATGGACCGCCCGTTCCCCTATATGTTCTCGTCTCCAGTGTCGGGTGGACAGGTGGGTCCTGCAAAGGCGATGGGGTAATGACTGAGATTGCTGTAGACACTGTGGATGTCTCGCGGTACGTGATGCTCCGGGACTCTGGTGATTTTACCCCAGAGACCGGGTATACCATCACGGACCTGGACCTCCAGTATACTCGGTACGGTGCTGCTCCGGCTGCAAAGGCAGATGCTACGGCTCTGGGGTCCACCGACGCTGCCCACGCTGACAACAAGGCTATCCAGATTGACGGCACGTCTTCCCCGGGTCTCTACCGGGTGGACTGGCCTGACGCTGCATTTGCCACCGGAGCGGAGGGTGTGACCCTGGCAGTGACGGGGGCCGGGCTTGATCCGGTGGTGGAGGACATCCGGTTGGTGAGTGCCACCCCTGACGTGAATGTGGCGGCTATCAGTGGAGACTCGGCGGCGGCAGACAACTTGGAGGCCGACTTTGATGGGACGGGGTATCACCACCACGATTACTTGACAACTGGGTTCAGTGCGGGTGGGCCAAACAATCTACAGTCGTACCTTCTGGCTCTGATGTCCAAGGCTGCCTCGGCTCCTGCGGCTGGGGGGACCTTTGACCCCACGACCGACAGTGTGGAGTCCCTCCGAGAGTTGGGGGATGGTATGGCCGGGGCTGGGTTCGCTACGGGGACTGATAGTCTGGTCAAGATTCGAGATTACATCGAGACGATGGTAGCTCCCTCCGTGGTAGGGTCCTCCGCGATGTCGGGTAAGGGCTTCCTGAGTGACTGCGTAAACTTGATTCGGAAGATGACGGACGAGCCGTCTGTGGACCCGAAGTACACAAACGGGGAGATTGTAGACTTCCTCCAGACTGCGTTTGCGACGATCATTACAGACCTGAACGTGAATACGGACCACCCAGTGTTGGTTCGCTACAACATCACCTTGGAGTCCGGCAAGCAGAACTATACACTGCCCCCAAATGTGGGTGAGGTTTGGCGGGTTGCGAAGCTGAACACGACCTCCGGCCTACCAGAGTATGAGATGTGGCCCGACAACCACTTCAGCTCGGGGCAGAGTGGTGTCGTGATCGAGGGGAACACCTTACGATTGCTACGGGATTGGAAGTCCTCGGACATGCTAGAGATACTGTTCGTACCTCTGGGTGAGCCGCTCATGCACTACGGTACGGCGGGAACAATGGCAGCGGGGTCGATCACGTTCGCAGCCACACCCACAGATGGGACCCTCGATACCCGTGCGAATGCGTATGCGGGGTATCTGGTGAGGATTCTAACTTCAACTGGGCCAGCCGGCTATGAGAAGGTGGTTCAGGAGAGGCTCATCACAGCCTACGACAACGTGACGCGGGTAGCGACTCTGGCAGAGGACTGGACTGCACTTCCTACTGGGACAATAACGTATGAGGTGGTTCCGCAGTACAGCCTGGTCCTGAAACACCTGGTGTGCCTGTCGGCGGCAATGGATATTCTGGCGATAGAAGCCAGCACGAAACGACTGCAAGCTCTCCACGCGAGGTTTGTAGTGAAACAGAGGGCGATGCGGTTGATGGTTGAGCGTAAGTGTGCGAGGTTCCCGGGCCACGCCGAGGGGGACACGTCAGACAATGAGAACCGCGGTGGCTTCCTGTCTTGGGGATAATGTGCGATGCGTTACTGGTCTCGGAGTATGGCTCACCCGCCCGCCCGAGTGCGGCAGGTTGTCCGGGAGTCCTCGCCCCTAGCCTCTGCCTTTGCTGACCAAATCCCTTTCCAGGCTCCTCCAGAGGCGGAGGAAATCTCACCCACAGAGAAGGGTATCCTGGATCGTTTGGAACAGATCATCTCCACTCCCGAGGTCGTACCCGCTGATGAGACTCCAGGGGGCATTGGTAGCCTGGATAGTATAGCTCGCCGCCTGGCGGACACTGCCGTCACTGTGGACGAGTTGGAGCGAACTAGGGTTAGCGACCACGGGAACCTCGATGGGTTGGGGGACGACGACCACCCTCAGTATCATACCAATACGAGGGGGGACGTTCGGTACTACACGAAGACGCAGTTGATAACTTTGGGAATTCTGGATCACGACTATGGATACGCGGGAGGTGCTGGGACAGGAAAGTACCTGGACACGCAGAACGTAAGGCCGTTCACACCGGACCAGGACTACGAGCCGGCGACCAAGAAGTACGTGGACGACACTGTGGCGACTGCGGGGAGGGAGACTCACATTACACTCTTTTCGGAGCACACTGCGGTAGCAATTTGAGGAGACAGAATCGTGGAACTCGTACCTATCAAAGTGAAGATTGGACTAAGGGCAAACGGTCACGCTGACCATCCCAACTGGGGACGGCTACCGTTGGCTGCGTCCGAAGACCCCGCAACTCACATGCACCACGGCTGGAAGTACGACAAATCGAGTGGTCATGCTGAAGCTACGCCCGACAGCCCGGTTGGTATGCAGTGGGGTGTTGTTCTGGTTACTCCGCAGTTCGCAACTGAAGCTCTCGTAGTATTTCCTGCATTGGTGACAGTGTTGACGGAGGAGGAGCTTGCTGAGTTCTGGGAGCAAAAGGCCCATGCTCATCTGTCCGACTGCCGGTATGATTCCAATGTATTGGTTAGCTTGAAGACGGAACGTGATCTACGGAAGGCGGTAGGGGAGAACACGGGGAACGTGGACCAGCGGATACGGCGAGCCTTGGACCCAGATGACGTTGAACCAGGCATTCGGCGGAATCTGATGAAGACTTGGACACAGGCTAAGCAACGCCTCGATGTGAAGGTTGTGGCTCCATGACGAAGGTACTCCTAACAGTCCCGAATACACACTGGGTTCACAAGCTCGTGAGCCAGCGGCTTATGCTCTTGCAGCAGGATAGCCGGTATGCGGTGCGTTTCGAGTGGCCGAGTGACCGTCCCTATGAGAACAACCTCCACCACATCGTCCGGCAGTTCTGCGAGGGTGAGTACGACTACTGGCTCAACATCGACAGTGACAATCCACCGATGCAGAATCCCTTGGACCTTGTAGAACTTGACAAGGACATTATTGGGCTGCCGACACCAATATGGCACTATACTGGCAAGCCTGGGGAGAGGCCGATATACTGGAATGCCTACGATTATGACCGTGAGGCCGACGCCTACCGTGAGCATCCTGTGAAGGCCGGATTGCAGCGTGTCGATGCCATTGGTACGGGCTGCTTTATTGTGGCCCGTCGAGTGTTCAATCATCCGGGTATGAGAGAAGCACCATTTGCTCGCAAGCTACACAGGGACGGCACGGTCCACAAGGGCAACGACATTTCGTTCTGTGAGCGTGCCACGGCTCGTGGCTTTGAGGTATGGGCACACTACGATTATCCGTGCCGGCACTTCTGCTCCAACATCGAACTCAGTGAGGTCGAGCAAGCGATGAAGCTACTGTGGGAGGGTACACAGAATGGCTGATACGCTTTGGGTTGGCTACACTGATGCCAAGCTCTACCTACAGAGTGGTCAGTTCTCTAGTACAATGAAAACTAGTCTAGCTGTTGGTGGGATTGACGACTCTCCCTTTGGTATCTCATGGGATGGGACCAATACGCCTTGGTGTGGCGGTGCTCAAAGGCTCTATCTACAGAGTGGTCAGTTCTCTGCTACCCTGAAAACCAGTCTAGCTGTTGGTGCGGTTGACACCGCTCCAACTGGTGTCTCATGGGATGGGACCAATACGCCTTGGGTTGGCGACCAAGGTAAAAGGCTCTATCTACAGAGTGGTCAGTTCTCTGCTACCCTGAAAACCAGTCTGGATATTAGTGGGATTGACAACTCTCCAAGTGGTATCTCATGGGATGGGACCAATACGCCTTGGCTTGGCCACGCCGATGACAGGCTTTACTTACAGAGTGGTCAGTTCTCTGCTACCCTGAAAACCAGTCTAGCTGTTGGTGCGGTTGACACTATCCCCTATGGTGTCTCATGGGATGGGACCAATACGCCTTGGTGTGGCTACACTGATGCCAAGCTCTACCTACAGAGTGGTCAGTTCTCTAGTACAATGAAAACTAGTCTAGCTGTTGGTGGGATTGACACTCCGGTTGGTATCGAACATGGTGATTATGATGCCCGCGTAGGGGTAGTAGTGGGTTTGAGTATCCCGATTGCCATGCACCATTACAAGCAACTGATGGGAGCAAACTAATGCAGGAACTTCGTGCCAATACGGAAGTGATCGTAACGGTAGGGCCATTCGTTGATGTTGGAGATGGGTTTACCCCCCAAGTGGACATTTCGCTCGGTGGTAATGAGGCCGAGTTACTCAAGCATGGTTCGACAACGGTGGTTGACATTTCGGGTGCGACGTGGGCGGCTGTGACCAACTGTCGTGGCTATTATTCACTGACCTTGACTACTGCACATACTGACACTGAGGGGCTGTTGGTGGTGATTGTGCAGGACGATTCCGATTGCCTGCCCGTGAAGCAGGAGTACATGGTTCTATCGGAAGCAGCATGGGATAGTAAATATGTTGCCAAGGACGTTGGTTTCATGGATGTCAATGTCAAGACTATTGGTCGT